AACGCAATGAATACACTCGTGATGACGATGCATTTAATGGTATTATGCCTGGCCCAATTCGTACTGATGCTTTGGTTGAATTGCCTTGGTTCGCTTACAAAGATAAAGCAGAACAAAATCCTTGGGGCAGCGCTTATGGTCAATTGTTCCCAGGTTGCTTAGTTCGTTCTGACGAAAATGGTCGTATCGTTCCTTCCATCTTGAACTTCAATGACTTGATGACTGGTATGGATATTCAAGAATATGAAATGGAACGTCAACAAGTATTGGGTACTGTATATGCAGTCAATACTGATTTAGTTCCAGAAGGTGCAGCTAAATGGGCTACTTGGGCTCTTGAAGACCGCATGAATTCTGAATATTTCAACCCATCTGTTTATAAGAAAACTAATCGTCGTGGCGAAGACGCTGTAGAAAATTCTCCATATGCATCTACTAATGCGTACCCTGGTCATCCATATGATAAAAACTATTTGAATCATGACCTTCATATGCTTGCAT